ACTAATTACTAGTATACAAGAGAAAACAGGCACAGACTGGCATTTGTACGATGATAAACAATGCGTGTGCGTACCAGAAGCGCCAAGTTGTTGGCAATACAAAGCGAGTACCAAACTATGAAACGTAGAGAAGAACTTCCATTCTTTAAACAACTACCCTACACTTTTGATGTAGATAGAATTATTGCAGATTTTAATCTAGTTAAAGATAAAAATGACGACTTAACTATTGAAGGCGGATATGGAGACAAGGTAGGAAGTAAAGCACCTGCACTTGAATATGCTTTTGGTATTGGCAAGTATACAGAATATGTAGGAGGAATTGCCACAGGTGGTTATACACAAGTAGGCATGACACAATTTAATCCTGATGCAGTTGACAGAGATTACGATATTAAGATTAGTAAAAAACGTCCTGATGAACGTCATTACAATTCATTACGTCCTGAACTTGAAGGAAGTTACATACAAGAAGTAATGAATACTTTTGTAGGCGAAGCAACTAGAACACGCATGGCAATAATGAAACCAGGCGGAGTTATTAAACCACATATTGATTACAATACTGATTATAGTGTAAGGTATCATATTCCTTTAAAAACTAATGACCAGTGTGGATTTAAAAATACAGACAAGCAAGGTAATAGTGAAGAAGTACATATGGGCGTAGGAGAGTGTTGGTTTCTAAATCAAGGATTTAAACACAGTGCTTGGAATAACGGAGACCATGAACGCTGGCATTTAATTGTTAGTGTTCTTTCACAAGAAGACTTAGATGTATCATAAATTAAACTTGCCTGCTTTAGAATTACCAGATGCATGGTATACAGACAAGGTACAAGTCGAATCCAAAGTAGGGGGTTATATTAGTTACTATGTAACTGATGAAGTTGATGCACAAATAAGAAGTATATTTCCGAAAGACTTCTTTCCAGAGAAAACACACATACTTGCACAACTAATAGATCCACGGTTAAACGGTGTTATACACATGGATAAGCGTGAGTTTGCTATTAACTATGTACTTAATAAAGGTGGCTTAGACGCTCATACAAGCGTTTACAGCGGTGATAAAGTACTTGAGAGTACATATACGCAACAGGAGAAAGAGTGGTACTTGTTAAATACATTTAAGAACCATGCAGTACATAATATAACAGATACACGAGTTGCAATAAGTATTAGTTTTTACGAATTTGGAGATGCACAATGGCAGTTCATAAAAACTCTTTTATAGATAATGAATACGCATATATGTTAGATAGCAGTGTATTTGAGTTAAACTATATACATAAAATAATAGAAAAATATTATATAAAATCCACCATAAAAAATGAAAAATATATTGGAAACGTAACGGATGAACCTTATTTAGAAACAATACAAAAAAAGTTTCCTTTTTTATCAGATTCATTTAGTATCTTTACTTTAAATACAGATATGAAAATACACGTTGACACACATAGAAAAGCATGTATAAACTTTATCTATCCAAATGGATCAAAGAGTTATACTAAACTATATAATGTTGTTACAGAAAATCCATTGATAGAACACATACCAGAGTATCGTATTAATCTGTATAAGGAAGAAGATTTGTTAGAGGTTTTTAAATTTGAATTAAACAGTACAGCATTGTTCAATACTAATATACCTCATACGGTAAACTTAGTAAATAATATTCAACGTATAACACTGAGTTGGCCTATAACGCAAGAATATGATTTTGAATATTGTAAAGGTAAGATAAAAGAATATGAAAAACTGTAAAGCAAACAAACCATTTGATGACGAAACACTGAAGAACATGGACATTATACATGATCCTAATACAAAGTTCTTTAAAGATCAATACGAGCCTAGTTATAGTATAGACAACTTTATTACAGAACAAGAACGTGTACAGTTGCTTGACTTTTGGTATAAAGAGTACAATAATGTTGGCTGGGAAATAAACGGACACATTGTAAACATTCCGCACCCTATACGCTACAGCGTAATAAATGATATTTTACGGCCTAAAGTATACGAACACTTTGGAAACGATATGATTTTCTACAGTGAGATATCAAACGATCCTGTAAGTGTCGGCGACCAAATGTTTAAAAGTATTCGTCCATATGGATTGCATACGGATAGTGTTACACATATTCCAGGCTATCGTCCTTACAAAGATATTATTATTCCTTTAGAAATACATAACGATGTAAAAATAGATTATGTAACTTTTAATCAAAGGTACAGAGGCCGTGCTACACACTTTATGCAAGGTAGACATATTCCTAACTTTAGTCCTTATTCAAATACTTTTAGATTACTACCTTATGAGCAATACGGAGTTGAAGGCGTAGAATACGATAAACTAGACTGGGCATGGATGGAACGTGAGATGCCTGACCGTATACCTATGAGTATATACGAAGGATTAAGTATAGAAGCAGTACTTCCTTGGAAACTATGTAGTGGTATTGTGCAAGACACAAGTGTACTACATGCACCAACTGACTTTCAAAAGAAAGGTGCCGAATGGAAAATTGCAATTACTTTTCATTTAATGGTTAAAGATGAAACATACGATAACGAAATGACAGGATATCCAACTAAGTTAAGTAGATACAGTTTGAATCCTCCCGTACTGGAGATATAATGGAAGATAGATTTAAAAAATATATTGGCAATGATTTTAGTGCCGCAAATAAAGCCGATCCAGAATTTATGGAACCAAGTGCAGAAGATATAAAATGTGAACTACAATTAAATATGCTCGGTATGTATGAAAAATTAAAATTTAAAATTGATTTAGGTCAGTTCAATAATGAAATTGCTGACTATAAAGAACAATGGGTACCTTACTTACCACGTGACGGAAAAGATAACAGTAGACAAGGTCTTATGTTATGGGGCTTAGAAGGTGATAGTTTCAACAACAGTTTAAGTTTACCTGAAGCAAGACAACGTGCTGGCCGTAAGGTTATGGAAGCAGACTTTAAGTATCCTACACAGTTATATAAAGACCTAACAAGTGTACATGACTTGTGTGATTACTTTGCACCTTTGGGTAGAACTTTCTTAGTACAAGCAAACGCCGGAGCATACTTTCCTCCACACAGAGATCATGCTTACTTAACTAGAGATTGTTTTAGAGTAGTTGTATTTTTAAAGAATACAAATCAATCATGCTATGAGTGGGTACAAGACGGTAGTCCAATTAACATAGACGAAGGCAATGCTTACTATATTGACACAACTAAAGTGCATAGAACAAATGCCTGGGAAAACAACTCAATTCATTTGATAATGAATATACCCAAGACTTGGGAAAATATTATGAAGTTAATGAGTGTTACGAAATATTATTAATTACGCTATTACTGCGTTTTGAACTGCAATTGGTAACCAACCCAAAGCACCATAAACTAGTGTAACATTATCGGCTACAGCGTCAAACGTAATAGTTGTACCAGTTGCAAGCGTAGTTGGAGTAACTGTTGCGTCACCACCATCTACTACCATACTAATAATTTTCATTTGACCTACAACACCGTTTGCTAGTGTATATGCATCTGCACCAGTAGTTGTAATTTCTGTATGTAGTGTTGTTACGTCAATTGCACCAGGACCACTTATTACTTGTACGCCACCAATAAGCGAACCGTCCATTTTAATATTACCACCTACTTCTAGGTGTGCCGCAGGTTCTGCACTAATATTTGCTTGACCCATACTAATTGCAACTTTACCAGTTTTATGGAATATTACATAGTTATCGTAGTTGTATGTTCCGCCTGGAGCATGTAACCAATTAAATGTGTCTTCGCTCATACTATGCGAACCAACAATGGTTTCAGTACCTGCAATAGTTTTACTAATTAATGTACGTCCAATTGATTGTGTAAGTGCATATGCACTTGCCGCAGATCTGTTATACTTCATAATTGCTGGGTTTGCACCTACAGCATTTGTAGTAAGTGTACCGTCTGGACTATCAATTATAGGTGTACTTACGCTGTCTAATGTTGCTGAGGTACCTTGGAATGTACTATTAATTGCATCTACCATTACAGTTGACGATTCGTCAAATACACTTCCTACAAGCGAACCAAACATTTGAGTAGCGTTGACTTGGTCTGCATTAATAGTATTACTAGTTGCATTTCGAATATTAATATCTCTAGTGTCAGCATCAAAGAATACACTACTATCTTCAGCAGTAATTGTACCTGTAATATGTGCATCACCTGTAACACTACCAAATATATCACCGTTTATAGTAGTAGCGTTTACAATATTTAAAGTTGAAATACCTGTAGAGGTTAAATTATTTGTAGTTACTAGAGAGGATACAGTTAAATTAGTTCCAACACTTGCACTACTAAAAGTTCCTAGTCCAGTAGTTGTAACAGTAGTACCGTTAATAGCGTCAGCATTTAATGTACCAGCCTGTAATACCCCTGTGAATGCACCTGTAAGCAGACTTAGGTCTTTGGTTTGTGTGTTTATAAGTAATGAACTATCGTCGCCTACAATGTCACCATTAATGTTAATATCGTATGTTTGTCCTTCAACAACACCAGCACCGCCAGCGCCGCCTTCTACTGCAACCCAAGCAGTACCGTTATAAATTTTGAGTCCTTTAGTTGGATTGTCAAATACTATTTGACCTGGTTGTGCCGCAATAGCACTATATTCTGCTGAACCAAACGTTGCTAATTTTAAACCATATCCATTGTCAATATCAATACTTTTTGAGGTTGTATCAACTGCAAAAGAAGTTCCGCCAACTGTATCATTAACTAACAATTTTTTACCTGCTGTTGGAGCAATAGTAATATTGCCACCTGCCGCAGTGTTTGTAATAGAATTGTCGTTAGTATCAACATCGCCAGATGATTTAACTGTTGCATTAATAGGTTGACTTAATGTAATTTCACTACCATCTGAACTAATAGTTGCAGTGCCTAATGTAATTGTTGTACCTGACAGGAATAAATCATTAAACTTGTTACTTGCGGAGCCTAAGTTATAAGTTTCGTTTTGATCTGGAATAATGTGACCTTTTACAGTCCCGTCTAAGTTAATTGAACTATTAGTTGCATCTACTAAAAGTGTACTATCAGCACCAAAAATACTATCTTGATCGCCTGCGTCATCACCAGCAATAAACTGTGCTCCGTCCCATTGTAGGATTTGCCCTGTTTGTATACCGTTTATGTTAACGTCTGCTAGTTGGCTAATGCTTCCTGTGGTGCTATCTACAGCAATGCCGCCTGCTGTTGTACCGTCACCAAGGTATAACTTTTTAGTATCGGTAGTATAAACTAACTCACCTTCTAAAAAGGTAATGCCGGATCTCTGGGCATCCGTTCCTCTTCTAATTCTTAAACTCATTTAATGGCTCCTGATTATTCCATAATCTAAATTACTAACAGTATTTATGCCTTTGACAAACTAACTGTATTTTATTTATTTACGCTTTTTCATGAAGGTTTTGGTACGTCCTTCAATGTCTTTACGTACTTTATGGGTATTTAACCTAAAATCTATAGTATCAATTTTATCTTCATATTCTTCGAATAATGATTCTAAGCCATATTCAAGATCAGGATTTGGAACAGCATCGCTGTCTAGTTCAATTACCCATGCCTTCCCATCAAGAAATCTAACTGTAATAGAATGGAGATATTCAAGGGGTACAGTTTCTACTTCTATATCCTTGAATATTTCCGGCCAATGAGCAATGACGTCTTTTGATAACTTGTTACTACGCGACACTTTCGGTTGTCTTAGCCTTTTTCTTAGTCGGAGCAAGTTCTTCTGCTTGTTCACGTAGTCTCTTTGCTTCTTTGAACAAAGAGTCGGCTTGTGACCGGTATTGTGCGGCTAATGTGTCATCATCTAATACATCTGCTACACCTGCTGGCGGAGCGTCTGCATCTGGAACTAAATCGTCGATAGTAGTTGCACCTTTTTCTTGCGGTGTTCCACCTGCAAGTTCGTCAATTGTTACACCTTTTTGGTTTGCAATAATTTCATTTAGTTCTGCTAAATTAACTGCTGTAGTTCTGTTTGGTGTTAGTTCAACTAAATTAGTTGGTACTTTTACAAGTTTGCCTGTGTGATGAAATCCAGCAAGCATATTGCGTCCGTCTGTTAATTGTGTCCTAGCCATTACTTCTGACAATTCGTCAGCACTTTGGCCTGCGTTACTTTCTAGTGTTTTAAATAAACTATCGTGATCTGCGGCATCTAAACTTTCTGTATGAATAACCAAACACTCAGTTGGGTCACCTGGAATAGTTCTATATGCAACGACTAGTTTTCGATTGTTAGTAGTAAGTCTACCAACGTGTTTGAAATCTGCCATGTTATACTCCTTGTGCAGGATCAGTTGTTGATCCTTGTTGTTGTTGTACCGCAGAAAGGAATGCTTCAAGTTTGCCATAAACTTGACCTACACTCATCATTTCGTTTGGTTTAAATGCTCCCCGTGAACTTGCAACATCAATAATTGTTTTAAGTCCTTGGAGGTCTTGTACTGATAAATCTGCGCCTGCTTGTGGAGCCGCCGTTTCTGCTGGTGCAGTTTCTGGGGCTTCTACTTGTGGCACATCTTTTACTGTATCTTTTGTATCGCTCATTATTTAACTCCTATATAGTATATATGCGTACTTTATTTATTTGTATCGCAAAAGTGGACAGGCTAACATGAAATAACTCATTTCTTTACCATCTTCAAATCCTACTCGCATATGTAATTTTTGCTCAGTGTTCATTGCTTTTGTAATGATAAATCTTCCTTTTAAGTTCTCTGATATCCAGTCTTGTATTGCAATTTCTAGATTATAAAGTACTTCAAAATCACAATATTCATAATGAGGTGGAAGTACTTTAGGATTTCTTATTTTAAAAATATTATTTGGGTTAGGTGTTTTAAATGGATTCTTCATAGTGTGCAGTCATCCCAAATGGCGCTTGTAAGTTCTTGTCACGGTGACTATGTATTACAAAGATAGTATCACAATAATCTTCATCACCCCAACTACCAAATGGATATCCATCTGTAAACATAATAAATTTCTTAGGTTGTATATCTTTCTCTTTCATATATGACCAGTTAACATCAAAGTCAGTGCCACCGCCGCCTAAAATTTCGTACTCAGTAATATCATTACCGCCGTCTGCACTAAAATCTTCTTCGTTATAGACTTGTGTATCAAAGCACCATAGTTTAATTTTATAGTCCTGATACTCGTCCATAATACCCTTAACTTCACCTAAGAAGTCAGCGGCTTGTGAATTACCAATAGACCCACTCATATCAACTCCGATACACAAATCAATAGTATCTTGAAAGTTCATACCTGGAAGTATTGCGCCAGTATGCCAACCTTTACGTGAAGGACGACTAAATGTAAAATCACTCTTAATTGTTGATTGTATTTGCTGACGTAGTAGTTCACGCCAGTTCATTTTAGGTTCTGTAAGTTCTTTAATCATACGTGATATCTCGCCTGGAGTATTACCAGCACCTGCGCTCTGTGCAGATGTAATCATACTCTCTTTAATTTCATCACGTATCTTTTTTAATTCATCTTTTGAATATGTTGGACGTCCTTCGCCTTTACCTTTACCTTCTTTGTCTCCAGCACCTGGTGCGTTGTTGCCTTCGCCTTCGTCAGCATCTTTCTCCCAATCAACATGTTCGTCTAGTAATTGTCCTAACTGTTCTAGTTCGTCGTCATCATACTTTTCAAAAATATCATCATATACTTCTTCTGAAGCCCAACCATCATATTTAAAGTCTTGAAAAATTTGTATTTGATCTACACGTTCGCCGATCTTATCACGTACTAACAAGTTGTTTACAAGATAGTCACATGCAATATTATATACACGAGGTTCTCTATCTTCACGTCTTACAATATGATCAAATACACAATGTAAAATTTCATGTGCAATAACAAACTCAATCTGCTTGTTAGTTAACATATTAAAAAATTGTGTATTATAGTATAAGTTACGACCATCTGTTGCGGCAGTAGGACACCAATCATCACATGATTGTACACGCATACGTGTAGCCATGTTGCCAAAGAACGGATGTCGCAATAAAAGACCCACTCGGGCTACAATAACTCGATCATGAACTTCTTCACGCATTACTGCAAGTTGTTCATCTGTTAGTTCTACTGGTGTAAAGCCTTTAGTATCTAAACTCATGTTAAGCCCTTTTTTCTATCTATACATATATAATAACATATTTACTAGATTTGTCAACCTATTTTTTGCCAAGATAAAAGGGCAGAGTGACCCCTGCCCTTCTAGTCTTATGTACTGGCGGCACTAATGTACTTGCCAAAACGTTCATGGAATTCATCAAAACATGCAACTTCGTCTGGATCAATTGGAAGTTGGTATTGTGTAATAGCAACTTTAATGCCCATAACTACAAGTTCTGTTTCGAAGTTATCCATTGCAAAGCGCAGGAAGTTATTAACCATGTCGTCAAACTTTTTATCATTCTTATCTGATGCTTGTTTGAGTTCATAGCACAAGGATACTGTCAAGGAATACATGGCACTGATTTCTTTAGTACCCATTTCTTTAACTTTACCTGCTAGGATATCAGTTGGGTTAGGCATACTCGCCGCAACTCTACGATGAGCCATAAACTTAACAGCCAACCCTTCTCCTACTGCACCGGCTACTAAATCAGTAGTGGTGTTCTCGTCATCGTCATCTTCAAGTAATTCTGAAACAAACGACCAACTACGTGGTGTTGCAAAAGAACGACTAGGTGACTTTGGATCGAAATCATAAAGGTCTTTCTTACTAAATGTAAGATAACCTACAACGTCATTGTGTTCACCGTTTTCAACAGCCCATGTAAACCAATCATCAAAATCTACTGCTAGTTCTAAGTGTACAAAACGATTGGCTAACGGAGCAGGCATACGGTAAGTAACACCCTTGTCTGCTTCACGGTTACCTGCCGCTACAATTAGTACGTTGTCAGGTAGTTTGTATTGTCCTACACGACGGTTAAGAATAAGTTGATATGCCGCCGCTTGTACTGCTGGCGCCGCAGAATTCATTTCGTCTAAGAAAAGAACAATGTAATCAAACTGTGCCGCAAATTCTTCTGTTGGAAGTTCTGCTGGCGGTGCCCAAGCCATTGTATTATCATTTGCACTATAATACGGAATACCTTTAATATCTGTTGGATCCCATAAAGATAGTCGAATATCAATTAAGTGTGATTTTTTTAGTTGTTTAGTAATTTGCCCTACAATGTCAGACTTACCAATGCCTGGAGGTCCCCATAGGAAAATAGGGCGTTTTTTCTTAAATGCTCTAACAATACTTTTCTTTGCGCCATTTGGCGTTACAGTGCGTACTACAGATTCCATGTTATATTCCTCGTTTGTTTGTATCAGTGCCATACTTAATTTCTTAGTATGTATATATAATACACTACATTTGCGAGAATGTCAACCTGTTTTGGTACTTATTATTTAATTTGGTAATAGTTACCAGTTTTTTCTTTTTCAGGATGCTTGCCCTGATAGTTCAAAACTGCCGCTTTAATAGCATCTTCTGCTAGTACACTACAATGAATCTTTACTGGAGGTAATGCTAGTTCAGAAGCAAGTTCGGTATTCTTTATTTTACCTGCTTCACCTAACGACATACCTTTAACCCATGTAGTTAATAAACTACTGCTGGCAATAGCACTACCGCAACCGTAAGTTTTAAACTTAGCATCTTGAATAATGCCGTTGTCATCAACTTTAATTTGTAAACGCATTACATCGCCACACGCAGGTGCTCCCACCATACCTGTTCCAATACTTTCGTCTTTGTCATCAAACTTGCCTACATTACGAGGGTTCTCGTAATGGTCCATTACTTTATCTGAATATGCCATGATTTTAGTCTCTAGTTATACTATATTATTTATTATTTAAATATTTTTATTTTGTCTGTTTAATGCTTTTGTTAAACCATACTTCTTTACATCGCCACTAAAAAGATGTAGTTCAAGCGCCTTCTTTTCGTCCGTTACTTCGATGCTGTATTTACATAACCAATAAGGGCAATCAATAAATTGATCTAACCATATTATTGTATTAGTTGTAAGTTCAAAGTCTTTTGGAAATGGTATATCAAACGTAGTTAATTCAAGTTCTGTTTTTATAAATTCTAAACCTGCATCAGTTAACCGTAACCCACCTGTCTTTTTAACTCTTGTATTCTGCCACCAAGATGACATATATTCTGCCATGGTAACATCTGATATTGCAATATCGGCTTGCTTTAAAAAGATCTTAGTGAATGTTTCTTTCCAGTTCATTCGTCTGTAACTATTTCGCCTGTTGTTAACATAACAACATTAAAGTCTTTACAATTAAACATCTCGTTTAATTTGCTTGATAAATTATGTGCATGGCCTGGATTTGAGAAACTAGTTTTTTTGTATTTTGGTCCAGGAAGGTTTGTATACATATTTGAACTTTTTAAATTAAAAGGTTTGCCTTTATGAAAGATAGCCCATATTGCTTCGGCTTCCAATACTTGTTCAGATCGATATGTTTTTTTATTCACGTATTCTAGTAATACCGTAGGCTTAGGTCTACTCATGCGTTACATCCTCTTAGTTATATACGCATATATTTATCCTTTTAAAAGGTTAAAGTAGCAGTTATCTAAGTTGTAGACCTAATTGTTTAATTGTTTGTTGTACACATAATGCTTGAACTTTACAATCTTCTAATGCATTGTGTGCGGCAAAGTTAATTGCTTTGCGAGGATCTGTTGGCATAATGCCAAACAATGTTCTACTATCTTTAATTTTCCAAAACGGCCAAGGCAAGTGATGATCATATGATCTAAACATATCTTCTAGTATAACAATATCAAATGCTGGTCCTTGGCACCAAATAGTATCAACACCAACACACCATTTGTTTAGTGCTTGTAATACTTCTAGTACCGGTGTACGATTGTCATCACCTAGTGCTTCTTCACGTACATCTTCTGCTTGTTTGCCCCACCACTCTAGTGTGCTTTCAGAAGTTGTTCGACCTTTATCAAGTTGTTCGTCTACATTAAATCTATAATAGAATGGTTGCGTAGGTTCGCTTATTTCATTCGGATTAAATTTAACACCACCAATTGTTAATACAGTTGCAGTTGGTAAAACATCTAATGTTTCTAAATCAATCATTGCATGAGTTGTCATTACCAATTATCTCCGCCGTCCATTTGCACTTCTACAATTTCTTCTTTGCTTGCATTTTCTTTTACAAACTTTTCCATATCGCCTTGTAGCCTAGACATTACAATACCTAGTGTAAATGCTAACCCTTTAGCCTGTTGCAAAGTAAGTTTTACTTCTCTTGCTTGTCCAGAGTCAGCCTGTTTAACCTGTTGAATAAACTGCTGTATAGGACCAGTATTAAGAGGATCTTGCATTGACACGTGATAACTCCGCTCTCATTTCTATGTCAGTCTTAAACGGACCGCTATAGTTGTAACGTTCGATTGTTATTTGTTTAGGACAAAAACTCTTTACCCAGCCTTTTTCAAATTCAATACAGTAATATCCTGCACAGTAAAGACTTTTGCTCTTGTTACTTTTGCTAAACAACGGTAATTTATTTTTAACGTCATACATAGGATTATAAGGTTCGCAACTTGTTGGATATCCATGCACTTCAAAGTCTGATGCAGTTTCTACTGAGTCAGTAGTACTCCAATTAATTTTTCCTAAATGTTTCTTTAGTTGGTCAAAGTCACCAAACACAGTAGTACCTTTATCACATGAATAAGAATAACATTCTTCTGCGGCACTTAATGTTCCTACCTTTGAACCGTTTTCTTCTACAATCCAAAATTTATTCTTAAGGACTTCTTTTGCTTTTATTGTCATGATGGGTACCTCGCTTGTAATGGTTCTGCAAATGCCTGTGCCTGGTCTGCAATACGTTGCATATCCCACTTAGCACAGAACTTCATAAGACGCATGCCTACTTGTGATACTTCTTTAGGCGTCATATGTTCTTCAATTGTGTCGTTAATAATACTTCTAATGTTGCCAGGTTGTGCAGTTAAATCACATAGTACAACGTTACGTTGATAGTCATCTAGTACACGATGCTCTTCACCGTTATGATCTGTCCAACGTTGTAACATCATGTTATTCCAGTTGTAACCTTTTGCAGTCTTATCAGCATACGCTTCAATAAGACCTACTTTGTTCTTAGTACCTTTTGTACGTACACCAGGGTAAGCACTAAACACATTATCACTAGTGTCGCCACGCATACACTTTTCAAACAGCATAAAGTCGGGCTTAGGTGCTAGTTTAGGTTCTTTAGTTTTCTTGTCAATAACTTCTGCACCTTTGTCATCAAAGTAACCTTCGTGTGTAATAGTAACATTTTGTATACCGTTGTACTGTTTACAGTTAGGAGCAATCAATTGTGCAAAGTCACCATCAGTACTAATAATAACATGATTGTCATTAGGATGTGCTTGTACCCAACCTGCAATAAGATCATCTGCTTCTAGTTGCTTGT